TAAATGGTGATTATATTATAATTGATAGTCCTACTGTTGGAGTATGGAATGCAGAAACTGCTCATCCAGAGTTTTTACAAATTACTGAAATTGTAAGAGCTACTGCTCCATACATGATTAAGGTAAGACGTAAACCATTTGGAGATATTACAAACCAGTTAACAAATCATCCAGATGAAACTGCAGTTTATAAAGTTAATGTTCAGTTTAATTCTACTTGGATAGAACTTCCTTTAGATAATAATGGAACTTCTACTGATAACGTTTTCTTAGCAGAGTTTGGTGGTAGTCTCAATGCAAATGATTATATTATCTTAAGTCGTGACGATGATACTGGAAATTCTGGAGAAGTTATTAAAGTTGGAGCTTCTTTACAACAAAATCCATATCAGTTCAGAATTTCTGATGGAGTAGATTGTGATAATCCAGATCTAGATGTATTTACAGTTGATTCAACTAATGGCGATACCTTTATTAAAGGAAAACTATCAGTTGATAACTCTTTAGTTATTTCTGGTAGTTGTAAAACTTTAAAAAATGAAACTATTACTGGATCTTTAATACCAGTTGATGCATCAGCAGCAACATTTAATATTACAAATATTAGTGCTGCTGACATTGCAAAAATATCAATTGGAGATATTGTTGAATTAAAAACATATGAAAGTGGATCACAAGTATTTTATCCTTTTACAAAAGTTGAAGAAATAGATTCTGATAGTATCAAATTAAATATAAGCGCATCTAATTTTACTGCAGAATCTAATTTACAATTTGGTATTTCAAAAAATGAAGAATTCTCCATTACAAATGGTAGAGATCAAAATAGTTTGAATTTAGATACTTGTACTTCTGAGTTGGAACTTGGTAATCAATATAGAAGAATTGATATCTCAAGAATAATTCCAACTACTGAAGCAGTTGAAAATACTGTTAATAGATATTCTTCAGTAAGAGAGAATATCAGAGTATATTCTTATTGGCATGATCCAAAATCAATTCAAATAAATGGACCAAATACAACTTTAAGTGCATCTGCAACTACTGGTGTTGTTCCTGGTTCTGTATATTTACAAGTATCTTCTTTAGGAGAAGGTGATGGACAATTCCAAGTTGGAGATTTAGTTTTAGTTGGCGATTCTGTTGATATTTCATTTAACGGATTAAATGGAAATCAATTTGAAATTATGCTTATTCAGGAAATTGATGTTCCATCTTTAACAATAAGATGCTTACCTGGACAAGAAGGAACAACAGCTAGAAATATTTCCGAATATATTCCAAATACTCAAGTTTTAAGAATATTAAAACACCCAGAGTCTTCTGAAATATATGATATTCAATTAAGAACAAGAACAGTTAGTGGAGCAACTTCTAATTATGTTTCCCTAATTCTTACTAAAGGATATATTGTACAAACAATTTTAGATTATCCTAACTTTGTAAGATTCTTTGATACGACTGGATCTTTATCAGACGAAATATTCTACATGAATAGTGGTTTGTTTGGTAAATTCCATGAACCAACAATGAATGAACTTTATAGCATTGGTCAAATTGGTGCTTATGCTGAAAGAACTGGCAATTTAACAATTAACAATGATTTAACATTGATTGGCGGCGAAGTTACTATTTTTGATTCTACAAGAAAAACAAAAATTCTTAACTTTAAAAATGATGGAGGTCACGCAGATCATGATGGTGAACTTATCTTTAATGCAACAGTTGTAGGAAGAGGAGGACTTACTCTTTATCCTAGTTCTTGTTCAGAAAATGTTACCTTAGGGGCATGTGCACCATCATTCTTTGTTGATGTTAATGGAAATACATATTCTCAAAATACGTTAACAATTGGTGGAAATGCACTAGAAAATCCATCAAATAATCCTAAATTATTAGTTAATAATCTTGGAGTTAACGGAAGCAGTGTATTCTCTGTAAATCATGATCGCTCTATTAATGCGTTTGGATTTAATGATTTTTACACTAAGAATGGCGGTAGACATGCGAGATATATTGCAACTGGAACAGATGAAGAAAATAGATTCTTAAATGCAAATATTACATATTTTGTAAATATTAGTGATGGTGATACATTCGTTGTTTACTTACCAGAAAATCCTATTACTGGCGATACCGTAAATATTATTGATGTTGGTGGAAATTTAACATATAACACTTCTCTTGTTGTTAGAGCTCAAGGAATTGGGACAAAAGTTCAAGGAGACTCTTTTGGAACTACTCTTGGTGGTCTTGCTTCTCCATATAATTCTGGTGAATTAATTGTTCAAACACCAAATGCTGGATTTACTCTGGTTTACTTGGGCGGTATTGATACAAACGGATCTGTTGTTTCTTCTAGTGTTACTGGATGGTGGTTAAAGGAGGTTTGATAAATGGCTAGTTACAATCGCATAAAAGCAACCAAAATTGCTCCAATCGGAACCATTATGCCATGGTGTGGTGGTTCCAGATCTGGAGATTCACCAGACAATGTTCCTACTGGATGGATCGTTTGTAACAGTTCTTCTAGAGGACTGTATGCTGCTGACTATCCCATTTTAGCAAGAATTATAAAAAATACATATGGTCCTGTTCCAGAAACTCCTTCTGAACAAATTGGAGTTAATCTTGGAATTGTAAATGATTTTCCTTATAATCCTCCTGATACTGATCCAAATCATGACCCTACAAAATTTGTTGACACTTTTGATTTGCCAAATTTAAATCAAATTGCTTTGATTGATATTGAAGCTTCTAGAATTGATACAGAAGATTTATTTGTTATAGGTCAATATCTTAGCGAAAATGGATCAGATGAAGGTAGTCAATCTCCAACATTAAAAAACTCTGACGTTGATTTAATTTTTGATGTAGAACCTTCAAATAATCTTGCTGGTAGAATTACTGGTATCACAATGGATGACCCAATTTATTTTGATACTGTTTATGTTTATCCAAGAAAACTTGGAGTTGATCATACTCCTCAGCATGGTCATAGACCAGCATCTACCAATGAATTTGATCAATTTACTTCAGTTTTTGCTACTGGAACAAATGTTTTAGAGTTTCAACCAGGAACGCCTTTGCAAAATGATCTACAACAAACTACAGCTGTAACTCCTATTGGAAATAGAGGAGTAAATAGTTTTGCGCATACATTTAGACCAGGAACTGCAGAAATTACATGGTATGACCCAAATGATGGTGGTATATCATTAGTTCTTGGTGACACTAGACAAGTTATATCAACTGGATTAAATTTAGTTCCTCAAGTACAACAAAGAAATATTCCCGTTTCATTTAAAATTGAAAATGCATATGTTGATGATGGATCTGCAATATCAAATATTCAAAGAGATGCGCATACAGGAACGTTTCCACCTGCTGGAAGATATAGTGGCAGAAGAAATTTTTATGCTTCTCCTGATATTCCAGATTATCATCGTGGGGTTAATATGCCTGAGACATATGTTAATGATCCAATATATGATCCTTCCGTAGAGAGTCAACCAATAAATACTAATGTAACAAATACATATACAACAACATTAAATCATGATAATGAACCATGGGCATCTATTGGTTTAAGATCACACGCGCATGATTCTATGGAAATTACAATGAATAGAGGATCTTTAGGAATACCAACTACACTACTAGTTAATGATGTTTCTACTGGTACTACAACTCCAGTTTCTGTAGATACTGCTTTAAATGTTACATTAAATCCAAATACTCCTTCATTAACAATTATGTACATAATGAGAGCATTTTAAAATGGCAGTATTTTACAATAGGGAAAAAGGAAAACATGGTTCGTTAACAGGAACAATAATTTCAGTTCCTGTAGAGATAGCATCTGACGATCCATCAGAAGACGTAGCAAAATTTCAATTTCCTCCAGGTTATCTACGTTGCGATGGAAGAGTTTTATCTGCTACTGAATTTCCTTTATTAGCAGAAGTTTTAGGAACTGGTGACGAGTGTAAATTTAGAAAACCAAATCAAAATTTAAATTCTACTCAATTTCAACTTCCAGATTTAAGAAATAAACATATAAGAGCTACAACGTCAGCAAATATTGGTACTTATAATGATTTGGAAGTTACCGATTCTTCTGGAAATCAAGTGAGTAAATCTGGTGTAGGATTAGATGTAATATTGAACGTTGATAGTCCTTTTCAATTAACATATAATGGTTCATTTTATATTCCACCACAAACAGTTCCTTTAAGAGGAGAACCTGCATTTTCAATTGATAGTGGAAGTTATACATTTGAAACAGAAGTTCAAGAAAATATGTTTCAACCGCACCTTCATAGATCAACAACTGCACGTGCAAGACAAACAGATGTAAACGGAAATTACTTTTCTCCAAGACAAACAAATTCTGATAGGGTTAAATCTTCTTTAGATGTTTGTTCTTGGTGGGCAAATACTAGGCAAGAACTTTGTTATTGGCAAATAACAACAGCAGCTGCTATTTCTAATCCTGGAAGGACTGAAAATTCAACTTCTTATTATGAACAATATGGATTGTGTTGGTCTGCTTGCGCTGGATTTACAACAGCTGGATATTGTTTATGGCCATCTACAAATATATGTCCTAATGTAAATAATCAAAGATGGAATGTTATTGAAGATGTTGATAATGATTGTAATACTTTAGTTGGTGGACCCGAAGGAGATAATACTACTTTTGGCAACATTACGTATGAACCAACATTTACTCAAGAATGTGTTTGTACTCTTGAAATTCTTGGAGAATGCCCTGGCGCTTTAAACGGTGGATCGCTTGATAATAATCAAAATTCTTCTCAGTTAACAAATTATACAGAAAAAAATCTTTCATTTACTTCTTTTGATGATGAAAATTATCCAACTGGATACGCTGCTGTAAATAATATAACAACTTTAACTGGTCTTAACGGCGATGAAGGTATTCACAGACATAGACTTAATTTTAGCGCAGATGTTCCCCAAAGTTTTGTAATGTATACGCGAGCATCAACTGCAAGAGCTGATACTGGTATAGTTTCTACTATATCAATATCTACTAATAATGAACCAAAGGCAGATAAATACATTCAACCATACATTATTACCGAATATTTAATTAAGATATAAATGTCACATTATAGATCTAAATTTGAAAATTTTTATTCGGACAAGGGTGGATCCTATTCTACTATAGGATCTATTGTTCCCGTTTTAGTAAACGATTTTACAAATCCATCAGGATCTGGCACAGTTTTTAATTCTAATTATGCTCACGAAGGATTTTTATATTGTGATGGTTCTGAGCATAATATAAAAGATTATCCTCTTTTGTATGAAATAATAGGAAATGATTATCTTATTTCTTCAGATATACCAAATTCTGTAGTTTTTGATAGTGCTGGAGGAGAGTCAAGTATTTTTAGAACTTTTGTTGATAATAATGATTTATATGCAGAAGTATATAAAACTAATTTTATTTCTGATAACAATAATATCATACAACA